GCGCTCGGCTTCTCGGCCGCGGAGCTCGACGACATCCTCGCGGCGGCTGGAGAGGCCGTGACCGACGGCGGCGCGCCCGAGGCCCCATCGGCGCCCGCGGTCCAGCAGGGCAGCGACGGCGCAGCGGGGACCGACGAGGCGGCGGCGGAGGACGACCCGGCGGACGCCGAGCCGGAGGCACCGCGTCAGTCCGTGACGCGGCCGGGCGATCTCTGGCTGCTCGGCGAGCACCGGCTGCTCTGTGGCGACAGCACGGACGCGGCGAGCGTGGCGCGCGTGATGGCCGACGACCGGGCAGCGCTGCTGTTCACTTCGCCGCCCTACGGCAGCCAGCGCGACTACACCACCGGCGGCGTCTCGGATTGGGACGCCCTGATGCAGGGCGTGTTCCGCCACCTGGCAGTCGTGATGGCCGACGATGGCCAGGTGCTCGTGAACCTCGGTCTGATCCACCGTGACGGCGAGTGGGTGCCGTATTGGCGTGGCTGGCTCGAGTGGATGCGCGCGCAGGGCTGGCGCCGCTTCGGGCTCTACGCCTGGGACCAGGGGCCGGGCCTGCCGGGCGACTGGAACGGCCGGCTCGCGCCGGCCTTCGAGCTTGTCTTCCACTTCAATCGCGCCGCGCGGCAGGCGAACAAGATCGTGCCCTGCAAGTGGGCGGGCGACCCGCTGCACATGACCGGTCTGCGCCGGGCCGACGGGACGATGAGCGGCTGCACCCACGAGGGTAGGCCGATCCAGCCGTTTCGCGTCCCCGACAGCGTGCTGCGCATCACCCGGCACAAGGCACGCGGGATCGAGACCGAGCACCCGGCAGTGTTCCCGGTGGCGCTGCCGGAGTTCCTGATGCGTGCGTACACCGATGAGGGCGAGGTGGTGTTCGAGCCGTTCTCCGGCTCGGGGACGACGATCCTCGCCGGGCAGCGCACCGGGCGTCGCGTGCGGGCGATCGAGCTCGCGCCTGAGTACGTCGATCTCGCGATCGCCCGCTGGCGGACGCTGCATCCCGACATCCCCGTTCTGCTGGCGGGCGACGGGCGCGAGTACGGCGCGGTGGCCGCGGAGCGCGCCGGGGCGCTTGCCGATGCGGCCTGATCTGCGGATCGAGACGATCCCACTCGACCGGGTGCTGCCCTACGCCGAGAACGCGCGCACGCATTCGGCGGCGCAGGTGGCGCAGATCGCCGCCTCGATCGCCGAGTTCGGCTTCGTCAATCCGGTGCTGGTCGATGCCGAGGGCGTGCTGATCGCCGGCCATGGCCGGGTGATGGCGGCACGCCGGCTTGGCCTCGCCACCGTGCCGGCGCTGCGGCTCGGCCACCTCTCGCCCGCGCAGGCGCGCGCGCTCCGCCTCGCCGACAACCAGATCGCGCTCAACTCCGGCTGGGACGAGGCCCTGCTCGCCGCCGAGATCGCGCGCATCCGCGACGAGGCGGCGGTCGATCTCGACGTGCTCGGCTTCTCCGGCATGGAGCTCGACCGGCTGCTCGCCAGCCTGGACGCCGGGATCGGCAACGACCTCGCGCAGAACGACCTCGATGCGCCGGCGCCCGAGCCGCCGACCGAGCCGGTGACGCGTCCCGGCGATCTCTGGTTGCTCGGGCGGCATCGACTGCTCTGCGGCGACGCCACCAATCCCGCCGACGTCGACCGCCTGCTGGTCGGCGTGCAGCCGCACCTGATGGTCACGGACCCGCCCTACGGGGTGGACTACAACCCGTCCTGGCGCAACGAGGCGGGCGTTTCGGCGACGCTGCGCACCGGCCGTGTCGCCAACGACCACCGCGCCGACTGGCGTGAGGCCTGGGCGCTGTTCCCCGGCGACGTTGCGTATGTGTGGCACGCGGGCGTGCACGCGCGCACCGTGATCGAGAGCCTCGAGGCGGCCGGCTTCGCAGTGCGCAGCCAGATCGTCTGGGCCAAGCCGCGGCTGGTGCTCGGTCGCGGCGACTACCATTGGCAGCATGAGCCGTGCCTCTACGCGGTGCGCAAGGGCGCGACCGGTCACTGGCAGGGCGCGCGCGACCAGACCACGCTGTGGTCGATCGGCAACGGCGCCGAGGATCTCGCCACCGTGCACGGCACGCAGAAGCCGGTCGAGTGCATGCGCCGGCCGATGCTGAACAACAGCCGGCCTGGGGACGCGGTGTACGAGCCGTTCTGTGGCAGCGGCAGCACCATCATCGCTGCCGAGACGATCGGGCGGACCTGCTTCGCGATGGACATCGACCCCGGCTACTGCGACGTCGCGGTGCAGCGCTGGCAGGAGGCCACGGGCGAGGCTGCCGTGCTGGCGGGGGAAGACCGCACATTCGAAGACATCGCGACGGTGCGTCGGCGGGATGTGGCCGCGTGACGCGCGAGCTCGGTCTCTTGTTCGATCAGAGCGCACTCCCGCTCGCGGTGCCGCCGCGGGTTCCACAGCACGCCGGCTCCGTGCGGCAGGTCAGCCATGAACTTGAGCTTGGACGTGCTGCAGAGCATCTCGTCTGCGCTGATCTCTTGCTCGGCGGCTGGCGAGCGTTTCCCACCGCTCAAGGCATGGCCTACGATCTGGCCGTCGATATCGGCGATCGCGTGATCCGCGTTCAGGTGAAGGCGACGCTTCACCCGCGGCATCCTCAGCCGAGCATGCGCGCCAATCCCGCGTACTTTTTCAACGTCAGGCGGGCGGGTCGTGGTGCAGCGCGCGTGTATCGCCATGATGAGTTCGACATCTATGCGTTGGTCGCGTTGGACCGGAGGCTCATCGGCTACTTTGCGAAGGCAGAGCTTCCCTCGCAATTGATCACGCTCCGCATTCCCGGCGGTCGCTACGGCCCTGGCGGCAAGGGCGAGCGGGAGTTCGAGGGCGCCTCGTTCCAACGTGCGCTCGCCGTGATGCAGGAGCTCGCGGCCGCGCGCGGCGCGGATCATGATGTGATCGACGCGGCCTGATCATCGCAATCATCGGATCGTGCCTTCCGCTTGGCTCGTGTGCGCGCCAGCGCGAATGGTCCGTCACGCGCGGGGGAATGGCCCCCGCCAGACGGAGATCGCGATGGCCCGGACCGAGAAGCAGGAAGCCCGCGAAGCCGCCAACCAGCAGAAGAGCCTGGAGGCCTTCATGGCGGCGAAGGCGGAGTTCGACGCCCTGGTGGCGGAGTTGCAGGCGATGAGTGCGGACCACTTCGGCGCCGACCCCGAGGCGGTGGTCTGGGAGCACGCCGAGATGCTGAAGGACTGGAACACCCGCCTCCGCCAGATCACCGACGCCTACGGGATCCCATCGCGGCAAGCCGCGATGGGGACCCGTCACCGCCGCGGCGAGTACGCGCAGTGAGCAGGGAGACGACGACGGTGCGCTACAGCATCGAGTTGCAGCCGGCGCGGGACGGCTGGGTGTGGGGGATCGACCAGGAGGTCGACCACGGCCCCGCCGCGCACATCCCCAGCCGCTACGAGGACGGCGACCGGGCCTTCGCCACTGCCGCCGAGGCGGCCGCGGATGCGGAGCGACGGATCGCGGAGATCCGCGCCGGCAAGCACCGCCGCCTGACCTGACGCGGGTCCCGCCCGCACCGCCCCGACGGGCCGCTGGTCCGCGGGGCTCGGGGCGGTAGGGGCGGCATGGGGCCGCCCCGACACAGGAGCCCCGAACGATGGCACTCTCCGATACCCACCTCCTGGTCCTGAACGCCGCCGCCGCGCGCCCGGACAAGTTGGTGACGAAGCACAAGCGGCTGCCCGGCGCGTCGCTGCAGAAGGTGTGTGCCGCGCTGGTGAAGCGCGGTCTGCTCGCCGAACTGACCGGCGTCTCGCGCGATCCGGACGTGCTGCACGTGAAGACGGAGCTCGGCATGACCGAATACGCGATCACGCCGTCCGGGCTCGCCGCGATCGGCGTCGATGATGACTCGCCCTACGGCGAGGACGTGCCGAAGGACGTGCGCGCGGGCGTCGATCCGTTCCTGATCGAGGGCCCGGACAACAACCCGCCCGACGAGGCCGACACGGCGCCCACGGGCGCGGAGGACGCGGCGGGGGCGACCACCGCTGGGACGGAGTCCGAGGCGCCCCCCGCGGCCACGATGGCGCCAACGCGGGGCGGCCTGCGTGCCGCCGCCCAGGCGGTGCTCGACGCCTGGGACGACGAGGGGAACCGCGAGACGGATATCGTCGCCGCCCTGGAAGGGCCGATGGAGGCGCTGCGTGTCGCCCTCGCCGGGACCACGCGCACCCGTCGCGAGCCCACCGCGCCGCGCACGGCGGGCGCGGGCACGAAGCAGGAGGCGGTGCTGGCCCTGCTGCGCCGGCCCGAGGGCGCGACGATCGCCCAGATCATCGACGCCACCGGCTGGCAGTCGCACACCGTGCGCGGTTTCCTCGCCGGGCTGAAGCGCAAGGGCATCACCGTCGAGGTGCTGGAGCGGGTGCGCCAGGTCGGCCCCAACAAGGAGGGCGCGAAGGGGTCCTACTCCGTCTATCGGGTCGCGGGGTGAGGCGGACGATGAGCGAGTTCCTCCTGCGTATCCGCACCGACGGCGCGGCCTTCATGGCGAGCCCGACCGCGGAGATCGCGCGCATCCTGCGCCGGCTGGCCGACGAGATGGACCGGCTCGGCTTCGCCGGCGCGTGGCCGCGCCCGCTGCACGACAGCGACGGCAATCGCGTCGGCCAGGCGGAGTTCACCTTCACGCCGCCGCGGGACCCCAGCGCGCTCGCGCGCTGGGAACCCGGCGAGGCCTGATCTCCGACTCCCACGCCGCCGCTCGCGCACCGCGGGCGGCGGTGCTGCGTTCGGCGAGAACGCAATGTTATGATCACGTACTCAACTTGGCTGCGCGGCGCACCAGCGCGAATGGTCCGTCACGGCGGGGAATGGCCCTCGCCGTGATGGAGGCCCCAATGCCACTGATCCGCATGAGCGACGCGACGTACAAGACCATCGCGAGCATCACCATCGGCACGTTCCGTTCCACCGGGCAGCGACAGGCCGACGGCACCTGGCTGGTGCCGATCGAACAGGACACCTGGGACCGCATCCAGGCGATGCGCCTGCCCGGCGAGACCGACGAGGACGTGATCCAGCGCGCGATCCATATTTCTCTCGGCGGCCGCCCGTCCTGATCGTCTGACCGCACCGCCGCTCGCAGATCGCGGGCGGCGGTGTGATCGGCGCATCGTCCCATCCGCCTCTCGACTCTCGCCAGCAGCATCCTCGTCCATCACCGCGCGCGGCGGAGGATCGCGGCAGGCCGCGATGGGCGCCCGGAGCCCGAGTCGCCGCCATGCCAGAGCTGACTCCGTCGACGCGTGAGGCGGCGCGCCGCATCGGCATCACCGAGACGGCGCTGCGCAAGGCCGCGAGTGCCGGGCGTATCGCCCGCGAGCCGGACGGGCAGTGGGACATCGACAAGACCCGCCGCCGCCTGGTCGAGACCGCGGACCCGAGCCGCTCGCCGCTGGGCGGCAGCGCGTCCGCCGACGGCACGCCGTTCGCGCGGCTGAAGGTCGCGCAGCTCGCGC